GCTGTATCTGTTGTTACTCCGGGTAACCATACTTGAGGGATGTTGCCAGTAGGTGCTTGAACAGATACCCTTATTGTTCCGGGTGCATATGTAATAACACCAGCATCGTTCAATGTTAAGTTGGCGGCAACTAAAGAATAGTTTAATGCTCTAACTACTTTAGCAGTTACTGTAAGACCTGCCGCATAGTTCCATCCGGGTAATGGTTGAAATGTAGAGCCTGCAGTTGTTGAACCATACAAACAATATAACGGTGTTGTTTGTCCGTTGTTGATAACAACAGCAAAGCCACCATTAAAATAAGTACCTTGCCAATCACTGTTTGTATACACAGCATCATTAGATGATAACATAGCTGAACTGTTTCCAGCAGCATCTACTCTTACAAAGTAACCGTTTTTACCAAATATATTATAGCCTTGATCAGGTCTTTTCCAGTGAATACCATAGTCAGGGACAATAGCTACAGTCCTGTATGCCCCTTCACCCGTAATTGTTTGTACTGCGTTGTCATCAAAACGAACATTCAGCACATCTGAAAATACATTAGGAGGAACAATCAAGGGTGATAAGTCTGTGTTGAGACCTCCCTTGCCTAGGTCTGTAATTGGTGTTGCCATGAGATATCCTTTTTATTACTATTAGGTACCAAGTAAAGCGCATTCAGCCTTGCGTCTTTTGTTAAGACCAGCCAACACTTTACCTCCACCCTTATTCCATTTCATTAACTCTACCTTAGCGGCTTCCCAGTCTTGTTCATTAATTTTACGTCTTAATGTACTTGTCTGTAGTCTACCTACACCTAAGTTGTAACAGAAGTCAACAATAGCATTTAATTTCTTTTCATCTGTAGCTAGTACAGGACAATACCTAAGTGTTCCGGGCAAATAGGTATGATGTAATTCTTTAAGTAGAAGATCATAAGCCTCAGGCTCACTCATAGGAGGATCCTGAAGCGTTACTTTTCTACCGTCAGCATAGTATGTACTGCCGTAGCCAATAGTAGCTACATTAGCAGGACACATGTAAGGCTTAGAACTAAAGCCTTCAAAATGTTTACACAAGTCTGCGGCTATAGTTAAGTTCATAGTCCACGCTTGCTGAGTGTACGGTCAAGGAACCAATAGTTAAGAGTACCAGAGACAAGAGCCGCAAAGTCTGCTGACATCATTACTTTAAATACTTCTACTGGAGGCATACCATTAATCCATGAGTTATAAGCTAACCATACATGAACAAATGACCATAGTGCTAAGATCCAGTATGTTACTACGGGTCGTACTGAGGCTGATAGAGCAGCCACAAAGCCACCACCAGCGGCTTTAACCATTTCTGTTTGTTGTTCAATAGCAGACTGAAAAGCACCCATAACACCAACATCAATAGCGGCTTCACGTTGAGCACCAATCTCAGCTAGCTTCTGTACACCTCGTTGAGCTTCTAAGTCACATTGAAACTTAAACATATTAAGCTCATGACTACGTTCATTTTTCTTATCTAACCACTTAAGGACTTCAGGGGCTAGTCGGAATAGACCACCAAACACTGATCCTAGAATACCACCACTTAAAATATCTAACATATATTAATCCTTACATTTATGACACTTGTTCTCTTCGTCATGAGAGAGTTTAACACCAGCTAATAAGCCAATGAATCCACCAATAATAGTTTGAAATGCTGGTGAGAGGAGTTTAAAGATCTCTGCATTGTCAACCTCTTTAGCCCATAGACCAAGAACAAAAGCAGCCATCATAGCTAACACAGATAAGCATAAAGTAAAGCTTACCATAAACGTTACATAGAACGTTAGTTTAGACTTAACGTCTTCCATAGACTCCTCCTTATGCGTAGATGTCAAGGGTTGGGTTGTTGATTTGTCTTGAGACTGTGACCTCTCTATTTTTCTTTTCATAAAGGTCAAGCTCATAATCTTGAAATGCTTTAGTAACTCTTTTAATCTCTCTAAGAAGTTCTCTTTCAACATTTAATAGTTCCATTTTCTTGTTATACAATCGTAATTGTAAGTCTGAGTATGTAGGATGCACTACGGGATAATACTTGTCATAACTATATAACTTCATTTCTTCTCCCTCTTAAGTGCTTCTTTATAAGCATAAACAATTTTGTGTCTAAGCTCTGCGCTGTCTGATGCTCCTGCCCATTCAGATATATTATTCCATATAACAACCATATCCTTACTTGAGCATAAATCTTTGTGATTAGTTAACCAGCGAGACATCTGCTGATGACGTTCTGTAGGGTTATGTATGGTATAAGCTATACCATAGAATTCTCTTACGCTACACTTGTCTTCAGCAGATGACGCTAAGGATATCAGAAGTATAGCTAAGAGAATCCACCTCATTTTAAATGAAGTTTGTTATCTATAGCTAACCATATGGCACCAAAGAAAGCTCCAACAATAATAATTGGTTTAACTGCTCTGGCAAGCCACTCAAGGACAATGAATGCACCTTGAGCAGCATTAAAAGCTTTAACTACTTCGTTAGTACTTTTATCTAGTTTATCTACTTTAGCCTCTACTGCTAGAAGTCGTTCGTAGATTTGGGTGTGAGTTACTTCTTCATTCATTTAAAATTTCTTTCCATGATAAAGTTGTTTCATCCCATTTATAAGGTTTGTTATTATTGGGCATAGGTGTTGGTGGTTCCCATAAAAATGTTGTTTCATTTAATACCCATGAATTAAATGGTTGTGGGGGTATAAATGCATCATGAATACGATCATATGTATAACCAATACCAGCATAATTTTTTCGAAGAGGTGTATTCCCATTTGCATGTACTCCCCCGTATGTGTTGTATGATGTTTGAATCCATTCGCCTGGGCTTGTGTCTACAAATGTATTAAAAAATTCAGGTTCAGCAACAATTACTTGTATTACTTTCCCGTCTGTTACTTTTGCAAAATGTGTCATTATTGTTCCTTACGCAGCAAATGTGCCGGAAGATGTAAAGGTGTGAATGGTGTAACCACCCGAAGAAGTTACAGTCCCGCCAGTTCCTCGTTGTGAACCTAAGTAACGAAGAATTACAATTCCTGAACCACCATTGCCCGATGGTCCTGTGTGAGTCGTATCTGCAGCTCCACCGCCTCCTCCTGTGTTTGCTCCACCTGCGCCAGCGTTTGCTCCAGAAGTACTAGTTGGCCCAGCAGCTCCAGAGTTGCGGGCAGATCCTCCGCCTGTACCTCCAGCACCAGTTTGAGTAGAGCCGCCGCCGCCACCGCCAAGACCACCATCTCCACCACCATTGCCTGATGTAAAACCACCGCCGCCGCCACCGCCTGCGTAGTAATAGTTATTACCATCAATATTTGATTGGACGCCCACTCCACCAGCACCGGCTTTTGCATCTGAATTTGCACCTGTTCCTCCAGCTGCGCCAGCACCGCCGCCGCCACCGCCGGGATAATTGTTTGGGCCACCACCACCGTTACCACCTGCGTAGCCTTGTGCAGTAGTTCCCGCTCCACCAAAACCATTTTGTGCGCCGCCACCACCGCCTGAACCGCCAGAGGGAGCAGTTCCACCTGCGGTAGAAACATAACCTTGTCCACCGCCGCCGCCAAGTGATATGGTAGAGCTAAAAACAGAATTATTTCCGTTTCCTCCGTTTGCCGCTGCTGTAGATGTCCCCGTACCACCAGCGCCTATAGTTACGGTATAAAGAGTTCCGGGAGTTACAGTTAATGGAGCCTCTGCTGATGCACCACCTCCAGAAAGCTCTCCAGTAACAGAAGAACGATACCCGCCTGCGCCACCTGCCGCCGCACCGTGGCTCTGCCCTATACCACCTGCACCGCCACCTGCAACAACAATAGATTGAACTGCGTATGTAGAACTTTCTCCAAAAGAAACCCAAATTCCTGAAACTGGGTTGTACCACTCTGGATTGTTAACTGTACTGTTTATGCGGATCATGCCGCCTGCTGGAGTGCCCGGGCGTTGCGCAGTCGTTCCAATAGGTATTTGAAAATACCCAGTAGATGAGTTTGCTGTATCGGAAACAGTTGTTGCCGTTGCAACGCCGCCACTAGCCGCAATAGTTTGATTGGGCCATGTGCCAGTAACAGTTACGTTTGTCCCTGCAACAATGCTAGGAGTAGTTGTACCTGTACCACCGTTAGCTACAG